TTGTTAAGTCTTCGCCAAGCACTTCTGGAAGTGTAGCTTTTAGTTGTGCTCGTGTAATGTACTCTGCATCGTTAGGCAAGTCACTAACATTTTCTGGTCTGCCGACAATAACTGCATAAGGAATTTGGTTGGTTGTAGCATCAAATACTGTACTACCGTCAAACCCTTTAATCGAACCTTGGAATATTTGAGAATGTATTTGTGCAAATCTTTTAGTAGTAGATCCAATATTGCTTACATTTAATTGATCAGGAATAATATCACCAGTCAATATAATATCATTTACAGCAAAGTCAGATCCACCTGCACCTAGTGTAGTAAACTCTAAACCTGTGCCATCATCTTTAACTTTAACTAGATATCCTTCAAATCCATTATATGAATTAGGTACATCTGCTAAATCAATAAATTCTCCAGCTTTAAGATTTTGTCCATTAATTTGAACTGCTGCTGCATTTATTGTTCCTAATGCATTAATATTTTGTACATCTTCTATGCTTACGTTACGAAGGTCTAGATTATCGCCCGCCGGTATTTCTTTAATTTTGTTACCGTCTGTAGTGTCTAGTACCAGTGGAAATCTATTAGCCATTCTCTAAATCCTGTTGTTTTATATATTTAGTGTAAATCAGCCCAACCAGTTGTGCTATCGTTATTTGCGTCCGCTGCATACCCTTGGAACTTTCCTGTTGTTGTGTTATACACCATCATACCTAGTGTAGGTGTTAGTGCGTCTATCTCTAATTGTGTTAGCATAGGTGGTGTAAATGATCCCTGCATTGTTACATCACCGTACATTGTGGTTGCTACGCCGCTTGTGCTGTCTAGTGCAATGTGTGTGCTTTCTGCAGTTGTTGTTTTACTTGACAGATACATTGTTTGATCTGCGTGACCCATAAAGGTTGCTGCTTCAACAATACCAAATGCACCATCACTAACTTTTACTCTACCCGAACCGTGTGGTGTAATATTAATATCATTATTAGTACCAGAAGACAAGTCTAAGTTTGCTGATGCAACAATTTGTATAGGACCCGGAGCAGTATTACCGCCATTTGAAATAGTTAAGTAACTGTCACTGGCTGCCATCCAATTTGTACTAGATATTGGCCCTGCTATAGTTCCACCTGCTCCATCTACTAGTAGTGTACTGTCATCAGCAAACACACTACCTTTTAAATCTCTCGGTGCTGAAATAGCAGTATCAACTTCTGCTTTTGTATAAGTTGTTGCCTGCGGAGCATAACCAGCTGCACTATGGTTGCCCCAGCCAAAAGCAGTATCCCAATCTGCACTGCTTTCTATATTCACTTTTGGAATAACACTGTTCACACCATCTACTAATAGTGTGCTATCGTCGCCAAACACACTACCCTGTATGTCTCCATCTATTGTTCCTATTATTGGACCGCTTAACGCAATTCCGCCACTGCCGTCGCCATCGCCACCTAAAAGGCTTATGATACGTCCGCTTATAATTACGTCACCACCTTGCATGCCAGGTTCTGCAATACCGCCACTGAGCCATAAACCGCCACCGTTGCCATCTTCTAGTGTTGCACCGTAGATATCAAAGATGCTATCTGTGGTGGATACTTTAAATCCTCTCTCGCCTGGTGTAGATGCTGTATTAAGATACAAAACCTCATCAGTAGTAGAAATAGTATTGTTGAGCACAGTGTTTTGTAGATTTATTTTACTATTCACACTATCAACTAATAGTGTGCTATCATCGCCAAATACACTACCTTGTAAGTCGCCGGTGTTATTAACATCAATTGTTAATGTGCCGTCAAGTATATCTGCTTGTACAAGATATCCTGCTGCACTATGATCTCCCCAACTGTAAGCAGTATCCCAATTTGTGCTGTCTTGTACCACTGCTTTTGGTATTATGCTATTAACCGCATCAACTAATAGAGTACTATCATCACCAAATACACTACCTTTAACATCACCTGTACCACCTTCAACAACAACTTTCTCGCCACCGAAAGTAATTACTCCGCCGTCATTTGTAATTTCAACGCCGCCTAAGTTGATTGTGCTTCCGCTTAGATATAAGTCGCGGAACTTATGTGTCATGCTTCCTATGTCGTATGCTTCGTCTGCATCTGGAATAATGTTACCTTTAACAGTTCCATCTAAGTTAATTGCTTTACCTACACTGTCTACCATTGAAGTACTGTCATCAGCAAATACACTTCCTACAATATCTCCAGTTACATTACCAGTTATATTACCAGTTACATTGCCTGTAAGATCTCCATTTATTGTTGTAGCAGTAATTGTAGTTGCATCAACTGTTGTAGTATCAACCGGACCTACAATTTTGCCAGCAATACCATCTACCATTACACTAGAGTCATCTGCAAAAACACTACCAGTAGTATCTTGTCTTTCTGCAGGTGGGCCACCGTTAATTAACAATGTACCATTAGCAGTAAGTTCAATTCTGTTTTGGTTAAGATATATAAAGTCTTTTACATATACATCTTCCCAACGCTTGTCTTCACTGCCTAATGAACGTGTGCCGTCAGCATCTGGTATAAGATCTGCTGCTGTGTTGCTAGGATCTGTATTTTGGCCGGCATACAATTCATCAAAGTTGTCATTTATCTTTCTAAATGCATTACGTAAAGGATCGCCGTCTCTGCTGTTTGCGTTAGTGCCAATGTTAATAGTTTGCTTAGCCATTATACTCTCCCTACCACAGCTTCGACGACACCTTTGTCACTGCCTTCTTTACTTTTTAATGCTTTACCAATTACTTGTCCAACTTTTGGATCATGTGATGCAACTGCATAACCTGGTATAGCACTTGTAACAAGCATATCTCCTTTGGAAACTTTACCAATTACTTTTACAGGTACCCGACCTTGTAGTGCTAATGGCACAACTGTATCACCTACTAGCATACTATTCATTAAGTGTGCAGGGTTTTCTGAAACAACACCAGCTACTCTAGTATCACCTTTGACGTCTGTTGTTGTAACTTCGTTGGCACCACCAAATACTAGCACAGTTCCTGCTTCGTATTTTTCATCACCTAGGTAGTTTTCTGCTAAGTCAGCGTAGAATGCTTCAGTAGCAGTACCGTTAAACACACTTGCATAAATTGTGTTATACCTACGGCTGCTATTACCAATGTTATATACATTATCCTGATCTGGTATAGCACCAGTACTGCTGAATACAAACGGAGTAAATGTACTACTCGTTAAACTGTCAGCTACCGCAATAGCAACTTGTCCAGCAGTTGTAAGACCTGTATCAGCACCAATTGCAATACCTGTACTTGCACTTCCTTTTTCGCCCGGTGCTTCAATAAATCCTGAATAGATCCAATCTACACCAAGGGCACTTTCACCGTTATAGTTAGAAGCTGTATGAAGTGTACTTTGTGTTATACCAGTTCCACCAACGTCTATACTACCACCGATGCTTACATCTGGAGGAGTACCTACGCCGCCGCCTACTGCTCTTAGTATTTCACCTTGTGCAGGTGTTTTAAATATTAACTCAGTTGTATCTAGTGCAAGTATTTCATAGTTACTGTCACCACCTAATATAAGTGAGTTAACTTGTATACTACCATCAGCATCAGTTTTAACAAAACTGTTGCCTGCACCCGTTGTAGTAATAGGTAATACACTGTAAGTTTCGTCACCTGTTCTTGTAAGAACACCTGGTTCTGCATTGTTTGCGCCAGCGCCCGTATCACTAAATGCATCTTCAATACCGTCAATGTCAGTAAAGTTAAGATCGTTGTGTACAATAGCACCACCTAAGTTTGAAATATCACTGAACGGTACAGCAGTTACTTCACCTGCTCCGGCACCAGCTCTACCTAGAACGGTTGCTTCTGCAATATGTGTGATTTTATCTAATCCAACACCTGTTGCTGTATCTGTAGCAGTTTTTAGTTCTGCAAATCCATCTGTAAGAGTAAATTCGCTTGCTTTAAATGCTACTAAACCTAGATCAGCTTGTATTACAGCACCTAAAGCACCACTACCGCTTGTAGCATCAGCAAGTGTTGATGCTGCTTGCATATTAAGTTTGCTTTGCGCAATTGCTGCTGCACTGTTAACGTCTGCGTTTACAATCACATCTGGTTTAATGTTTAGTTCTAATGAAACACTACGGTCTGTAACTTCTTGCAGAATTGCATCATAAGTTACATTTCTAGTTACACTAGTTTCAATATCTCCAGAACCAGTCCAAATACCATTACCCCATTCATCGATAGGTCCGTCAATAGCAACTGCTTCTGCACCACCTAAAACTTCGACAGTGTCTTGTCCTAGTGGTGGTCCTGAACTAAATGTTCCACTTACAGCAGTATATGTAATTACAATAATGTTTCCTTCAAGACCTGTTGTTGATTCAACGTCAACAACTGTACCTTCTGCACCACTAATACTACCTGTAATAGTGTCACCTACTTCAAATGGTCCACTTACAATAGTGTCAGCATCTAGAATAATACGTTTTAGTCCAGTTGATACTAATAGTTGACCTTCGTCATAGCCGTTTATTTCAGTATCACGGAAGTCAGGAATTGTGTCAATACCACCTGCTGTTGCATCTACATATGCTTTTGTTGCAGCATCTGAATCTGATAGCGGAGCTCTTAGGTTTGTAATTGTGTTACTTGCTGCGTTAAGGTTGTCTGTCATCGGAACAGCACCGTTAGGAGCAAGCACACCTGGTCCTATTTTGTTTGTAATAGCAGCACCAGTTTGGTCAAAGCCTAGTCGTCTGTTAACATATCCTCGTACAGCACTTTCTGTTGGTACTGTGTCTGATGCGTTATCTGTCATTGCTGTGTCTGTTGAGAATTCAGTTACAACAACACCACGTTTAAAGCCTAGACCGTCAACATCTGAAAGCGCAATACTTGCAGAGAAGCTAACAGTACCAGTACCCTGGTCCACGCTAAAGAATCTACCAACCCTAAAGATACCGTTTTGGTCTGTACTTACGTAGAACACACGCCCTTTACCACGTTCATCAACTTCTTTGGATTGATCAGGTGCTTGTGGCAAACCAAAGATAACGTTTGGATAGTTACTTGTGTTAAATCCGCCTGTACCAACATCTAAGAAGTCATGTCCTGTAGCACGACAGGTTGAAATGTTGATAGTAACTGTACCTGGAGAGCCTTCTTGTAGACCTGTTCTTAAAATCACATTTTCGTTACCTAGTACAACTGTGCTTGCAAGACCTGTAGCTGTTGCAGGATAGTTAATGTCATCTTTGTCAGCAATATCTATAATACCAAATTCATCTGTTTCACCTGGGAATTGTTGCACTACCTGTCTTGGAATAGCCGCAGTACCACCTGTGGTATAAGCAGTAAAGCCTGTACCATCTGTTGATGTAGAAAGTCCCGCATCATCATACAGTTCTGCTTGTGCTCCTGATACGTTGTTAACATAGTAAGTACCTGCATTTAATTCTGTCATACCACCCACGCCAGTAAACGAAATTTGTTCTCCATTTACTAGATTAATGTCACTTGATAGCGTAATCACAACTGGGTTAGTTTGTGTTGCGTTTGATAGTGTTTCAGTTACATCAACTGTTTTTACACCACGGTAATTAAACACTGTATGTTTTTTACCACTCCACGACATAACCATTGGCAACTCGCCTGTGTAATCACTAGGTCTAAAGTTTTCAGGTGTTGCAGTATTGTTATTCAAACGTCTAATTTCGTTTTCTTCAAAAATACGTGTAACAGCAATTGTAGTATCACCTGCGGTGTTACCCATTGTAGTACCACCTGATAGTGCTGTAATGCCGTCTAGTCCATATACACTACCTATGTTTTCTTGTGCAGTTGTAGAATCTGTAACAAGTCTCACATAGTCATATGTGCTATCAAAACCTGCAAGTGAATTATCTTCAGGCAATGTTTCACCTGTAGCATCTGCTGTCAAGAATGAAATACTTCTGTAAACTGTACCTGGATTTTCTCTAAAGATAACCGCAGTTGATGGACGAATTGTTAAGATATCCGGACGAGCAATATCAGTTAATATAAATGTTTGGTTGTTTCTAACCTGACAGAATGTGCCATGTACTATGCCATCAGTTTCAAGAATACCATCCTGGCTGAACTGTGCGTCACCTGTGCTAAAGTTAACTTTATAAACTTGTCCATCCTTTACCGGAGTGTCACCATTTACTGCAATAGTAGCAGCACCTTGTGTAAAGTCTGCAATACCACCATTACTGTCAATTGCATCAACAGTGATAGACACATCATTGGCAGGAGAAGCACCACCTAAATCAGTGCCAAGGAACGTTATTTGGTCACCAACTTCATAATCTGTACCAATTTGTATTAATTGAACATCGTAGCCACCTTCAACAGTTTTTACAATATTAAATGATGCGCCAGTACCTAGACCTAGATTGATTGCAGTATAAGTTGTTGTATATGCACCTCCTGATTGTGCAAAATCTTTGTATGTACCTACAACAAGATCTGTCACCTCGACGTTTGCTATTTCGTAACGTGCAAAAATATCAGTGATTGGGTGATAGATGTCAAACTCACCTCTGTTGCTTGGCGGTTCTTCAATGTCATAGATGTATGCGTTCAGCTGTTCTTTGTCGTTAGTATAACCTGTGCTATCAACTTCAGTAGGTATACTGTTCGCGCCTAGTGCTATTGATCCGCCACCTGTTACATCAGTTATTTGATTAGTTGTATCCCAGATACCTGTTACACCTACAATATAAACGGTTCTACCGTCTATAGCCATTGTAGTTGTACCAGTGGCACCGGAACCTGCCTGTTCTAAATCTCTACCTGCTGCTAGTGTCAAGTCACCTGTTGTAGTTAACACTATTTCTGCGGTAAATGCCTTAGCAGGACGAGCCATGTCAGCACCTAGTGAAATACCATCTGGAATTTCGTTTGGATCCGAACCTTCTGCAACTAGACCAAATTCACCGTAACAGCTCGAACCTGTTAGTGAACGAATTTCTGAACCGTTTTTAGAATAGTAACTTGCTCTACAGTAGTATGTAAACATACTAACCATTTCTGACAGCGCACCATTCACAACAACTAGGCCGTAACCCAAATCATTAATTTGTGTAAAGTCGTTACCTAGCATACTTCTGTTACCAGCAGTTTGCATAGTAATTGGAATAGGTGAATCAACAATTTGAATCATTCTGTGTACAATTAGATCTTGATTATTTTCAATATCGTCTGATGCAGTTGTTAGTGTTGCACTGACGCCTAAATCTCCTAGGTTTGGATACTCTAGAGGCGGCATTGTTGCTGTTGTGCCAATATCGATAACATCAATAATAGTGTCAATGAAGGTTGATATTCTAGCAGTTTCTGTTGCTGTAGCATTTGCACCTGATGTATTAGGTGATAATGCATTACCAGTAGTAGGTGTAACAGGTGTACCAACTAGTAAGTCATTAATTACACTTTCTAAATGCTGATAAGCTGCAATTGTGCTAGCTCTTTGAGCGAGTGGTAGTTGCTCAACTGCACCATCAAAATAAGATTTTGCTGCAACTGAAGTACCATAGTTACCGCCATATAGTATATCGTAAGTAAATGCATCTACGATATATTCTACATCTCTACCACATTTTGTTTGATCATATCCTGCAGGTGGAGTGTTGTCATTTACAAATGCTACAACTTCTGCTGCAAGGAATGCTCTGTTGTTTATTAATCTGGTAGCTGCATCATCTGCATCTGCTGTAGGAAGCACTGCTGGGGCAGGGAAAGAAACAGGTAAATCTGCTGCTGTATCTGTACTAACTACTCCGTTTTCAATAATATCAATAACTTCGTCAAAGTAATCTGTTGCTCTTGTAGTAGCTGTTCCGTCTGCAACAATACCATCTAGTGCAAGAACTTCTGTTTTACCTTTGTTGATACTTTGAACAGTTTGTGTTTGCTGTTCGCTTTGTAAGTATGCACTTGTTGCACGTTGATATGCAAGACCGTTGGTAATCTGGTTGTATGTTGTGCCTAGTGCAATATCAAATCTTGCTCCTGTTAAAATAATGTTACTGTCTCTTTCACACTTTTCAACATCAAAATCAAATGTACCTACAGTATCTAAATCAATACCAGATAGAAGATTACTTGTTGTACCTGTAAAACCAGCACCATCATTTGAGTTTTTGTCTAGCAATAGAACAGCAGTACCAAAGTCTGGATCATATTCTGTTACAGCATTAACTTGGAATCGTCTTCCGTCAATGTAGAACGGAGCAGGAACTTCCGGACGTCTTACAAATAAGCCTTGTGGATCGTCTTGGCTACCTAAACTTTCTACTTCTAATACAAACGGATCGCCATCACGACGTCCTGTAACACGCATTGCAGTATTACCTGTAAATGCGTCAACTAACAGACCTCCTCGGAATGCTTGTTTATTTAAACTTCCTGCGAAACCTGTACCAGTCTGACAATATGGAGATTTAGTAAGAACTTGACCTTCTGGATCAAGCACCATTTGGAAACCACCGTGTCCTTGTCCTGTAATATTACGTAGAATGGTTGCGTTATTCATTAAGAACACATCAATTTCATCGTTTCTTAATGGCGGGTTATAGTCTGCATTAAATGCAAATGTAATCGTTCCTACCAAGTTTTGTGCTATACTTTGAGCGCCATTTTCAGCAGTGCCATTAAACAAGTCTGCTTGAGGATAATCTAAGCTCACGCCGTAAGTTGTTGGTTGTGCGTTATTAAAGATGCTTTCAATAATTGTGTAAATGTGATTGATACCATCTTCGGTTGCTTCGCTTTGTGAACCATCTACAGGTAACGCACCATAATAGTATTCGCCTTGAGCTTGTAGAGTAAACTCATTACTACCTACTTCTAAGTCTTCTGCTAGAGCTTCAATAATTAATCCTACGTCTCTTGCACATTTTGTTGGACTATAAACAACAGCAGGCCATTCAGTATTGATATATTCAACAACCTGCTCTTGGAAAAATTCTTTGTTATCACGTAGGATAGCAGCAGCAGTTGTGTATCCACCTGCGTTTTGATATCCTGGTCCTACGTTCTTTGGCTTGTCTGGATTTCGTAGATAATGGAACCCAAAGTAGCCAGCAATTTCGCCTGTAATAGGATCAACATATTTTTTACCACCAGTAATTTCATCCACTGTAAATCTTAAATCATCTGCACCTGAAGCACCAATTAACAAATCGTCAAGTTCAATAACGTCATTTACAAGATAATCTGTACCTGGTTGATTTAGTGTTGCACTTACACTACCATTTGCAGCAATTGTAATATCAAAAGTAGCGCCTGTGCCATATTTGCTAGATGTAGTTGCTACGTTGTTGTATGTTCCGGCTGCTGCTGCTCTTGTTGCATCTGGATAAGCATTTGTAAGAGTAAATGCTTTTAATCTACTTGCTACAATTACAAGACCATCAAATTCTGCATCTCTATAGAAGAATGTTTCAGAATATCTTGATTGTGATACACGGTCCTTTGGTCTAACAATTACACGTCTAAATTCATCACCTTTGACCGAAACGTTTTCTGCTACTCTGATTGGAAGGTCTTCTTCGTATATACCTGACTCAATTCTAATAGTAATCTGTGTTTCTTTAACAAAGTTACCATACTCTAGTTCTTCTCCAGTTTCGAATTCAATCGGCTCTAGCAATTGTAGCTCAAATTGGTCATTGCTTGCAGGTGTAACAGTAGTTGGATCTGATTCATATTTGTAGCTAATAATTCTACCTTTTGCACCAGAGTTTTTACCTACTACAACTTTACCTGGAATAATATCCTGGTTAGTTGGATCACCTTGGTCTATAAAACCAAAGTTTCCGTTGTTTACATTCATTGTATAACGAACACTACCATCAACAACGGGCGGAGCATCAAGTGGACCTACTTCAATAATATCTAAAATTATATCAAATTTTGCATCAGCAGCATTATCTGCATTTGCATCCGGTTGTTGTAATGGCTCAATATACTGTGTATATCTATCTTGATATAGTACATCAACTAGTGCTGTAGGATCTACTGCTATTTCTCTTTGATTCAAAATATCATTAACAAGTTTTTTAGCATGTTCAATTGCTGCAACTGTTTCTGTTTTTTGTTCTCCAATTGCTTTTCTTGCACTTGGATTTTCGTAATAGCGTATACCTGCTGTTCTTGACAAGAAGTTTGCGTTATCACCTAACTGAATATCTAAACTAACTGCATCTAGAATAAATCCAACATCTCTTTCACAAATTTCGGTATCGTATTCAAAATCTGGGAATGTTGTGTTTACAAATCCAATAACTTCTTTTTGTATAAACTCTTTGTTTTCAAGTACCAAAGTTCTTGCATTATTTCTTCCGCTAACTGGTGCTGTAGTGCCAGCAGTTGTGACTGTAGAAAATCCACGCCCATCGCCAAACGTCATAGTTTGTTGATATGGACCTGCTTGATAGGGTGCAGCAGCGATAATTTCTTCGGCTTTTCTTGCAGCAGCATTAATTGTTCTATATGCCCAAGGCTCTGAACGTCCTTCTTTACCTGCAGGTGTATTTACTTGACGATCATCGCCGCTGGTAGATACATATAAGTTAACTTGTGAAGGCGGAATACCTTGTTTGTCTACATAATATTTTGTAGCAAGTTGTAAGTCTTCTTGCAATCCTGTGTTTATTCCTGACAAATCGCCTGGATGATCGTGAGCAAAAATAGCACCTTCAAGTATATCGCCTTGTCTACGAACTGCACTTTCTCTTGGTATAGCAACTGTTGACAACCAATTACCTGTAAGCGTAGGATCGAAATCATTATCTGTAATAGTAAGTGTTCCACTACCGCCGCTCATAATTATTCTATCAGTATTTTCAAGAGCGCCTGTCGGTGTTTCATGTAAACTTACTGTGTCAGCATCGACAATTCTGATATAGTATGTTTCGCCAGCAACAATATTAGTAGGAGGTGTTCCACCGTCACTTACGGTAAATGTAAACGGAGCACTGTTATACTCTTCACCGTAGTTATGTCCTAGAATAACTGCATTACCTAAATTGAAGCTGTCAATTACTTTAGAATACTGTGAACGATCCGCTGGTTCCGGATCAAGGCGTAAACCAGCACCAGCTTTTTCTCTTGGCTGGAAGTTTACATCTGCATATCCTTTTGTAATAACTAGATCGTCTACTGTGATATTTGTTCCGTGAACACTGTTGAATACATCAACATTGTCTTGTGTCAAATCACCTGTGTTACCAATAACTTGTGTACCAGCATTTAATGGACCACCTAGTACTGGCGTAGGATCGTTTTGTATTCTTGTTGTAACAATGCGTACAACTAGTTTACCGTCAACACTAAAGTCAAAACCAATTGTATCAACATCAGCTGGATCTAGCGCACTATCACTTGCTAGGGTAACAAAATCCATTCCAGTTGCTGTTGCTCTCACTAAAGGAACTTTATTTTCATTTCCTTCATATGTGTCAGGCACATCACTTAAATCTGTAAAAGATATTTGTCCGCCGATCCCAAAAACGGCATATAGTTCTGAAAAATTTTCATTTACTTTACGAAAGCTTTCTCTAATACTGTCGCCAGTATTGTCATTACCTTCTACGCCGATATCAATATCTTGTCTTGCCATTTAATGCTCCGTTTAAAAATGTGGAATACTATCCATATCAAAGTTTACACTTACACCACATCCGCATGATGAATGTGCATTAGGATTGTTTATTACAAACTGTGATCCTATTATGTCTTTTTTATAATCTATTTCTGTTCCGATTAGAAACATTATACTATGAACACCTATTACAAATGTACAATTTGTGTCTGTTTTTAATATTTCGTCACCGTCTTCTAACTGATCAGGAGAATCTAATGTTCCCCATTCGTACTCAAAACCTGCGCAACCACCTCCTTTGATGTTTAGACTTACTGCATATACTTCATTTTCGTTACAGATTGTATCGATTTGGGCTTTTGCTGCGTCAGTTAAGGTACAAATACTCATATTTTCAGTCTCCTTGTTTATATTTATCGTATGATTTTATAATCTTAATGTAAATATAATTATGTTTTTAAAAGAATATAAGAAGCAAACCAGACATACTAGAACTAGTAAAACCGGCAAGGAACACACCTATAAACGCGAGTCTACTATATGTGTATTTAGATGTGATAATTGTGATAAAGATTTTGAAAGACCTAGAGGAAGTATGGATCCTAAACGTCTAAATAATAATTATTTTCATGTTTGTAAAAATTGTGATGCAAAAGTTTTTGCCCAAAAGAGAGGTGTAGAACGCAGAAAAGTTTGGAATTTAACTGCTAGTAGTGATATTCCTATCAACAAGTTATAGTTCTATACTGGATGATCTAAAATATAAAATTTTTCTGCGAATTCTTCAGGGCTATAACACCCGCCATTGAAAACTAATCCATCTATAGAAACAAATGTAAATTCGTAGTTGTCATCAACTACATCGTCTTGTGCAATAGTATTAACAAATTCTGCACATTCTTGTTTTGACTTAAAAAGCTTATCGCTTATTTCCGGTCCTTGTGGGTTAGCAGGACCATTTATCCACATAGTAAAGAATACTAGTGCAATACCATTCACTCTTTTTTCCAAATAGTCCATGCACCATATGCAATCGCTGCATATGCTACTAGACTTGCTATTGGTTTAAAGATTAAAAAAGCAACACCGGCACCCACTAGAACAGCACCGTCAAGTGTAGTTCTTTCATTCAGTCTAGCTGTAATCCATTTTTTCATACTTTATATCCTTTTGGTGTTGGTGGCGATGCCAATCTGCGTAGATTTTTAACTTTATCTACTTTTACAGGAATCATATTCCTCTTCCTGTTGTTCAGCCCTACGATTTTTGTTAATTGCAGGCTACCTCTAAAATTACTGGCTGCCATTATTTTTCTCCTTGTATATAGTATTTAGTACTATGTACGGCTAATATTAGCTTGGAGTTGTTGAATAGCAGTTTCTTGGCGAGCCAGCTTACGCTCTAACACAGTGATAGCTGCTCGCTGTTTTTTTGACTGCTCTTCTAATGAGCGTACATATTCTAAACTTGGAACATCCTGTTGCGTACCGTCTTCACTAATCATTGTGAAACGATCGACGCCCTGCGCACGTAAGCCACCTGTTACACGATTTGGATTTTTATTAGATGATGATTGGGTCTGGTCCGGCTTGTTTCTGCCGTACATCTTGTTTAGGTAACTCATAGTGTTTGCTCTCCATATAGTATTTATATAGTTCAATACTTGCCAAGTTCTTCATTTTGCTTTCACACATAATATCTGCGTAAGGCAAAAAGCTCAATGCCCATTCATTGCAAGCATCATTACGATACCAATCACTATGTGCTCTCAGTTTTGCTTTTTTGTATCCTGCATCGATAAGTCTCGCATAGTCGGGCCGAATATTTTTCGGTATGTGTCCAATGTACTCATCTCGACTAATGCTATAATGAATAACAGGACGAACGCCACGCCAACTATCGACAATACGTCTAAAGCGATCATCAGTAGGTTCAATGTATTCTCCTCCGCTATGCACATAGTGATGATGTATATCTAGAACAAGTGCTACATCTTTACTTAGCTCTAAGCTACTATCGATACCCCATTTGTTTTCGTCGTTTTCAATTGTGATTGTGTTTCTCGCTTCTGGCGAGAGTCTAGGGAGGGCTGCTTTGATACCGGCTGGACCCTTACGGCCGGAGATGTGGACATTGCATTTAAAGTCTTGGAAGGTCTTACCATATCCCATCCAGCGCAAGACATCGGTGTGATATTCAAATTCTTCTATGCTCCGTTCTACTATTTCTTCGTTGTCGCTTGCAAGTACAGTAAATTGGCCTGGGTGCATCGATAGTCGGACATCGAGGGCTCTTGCCGTTTCTCCGACTTTTGCGAACTCTCGTTCTGCGTAGGCAACAACGTCAGGACGCTTCCAATAATAGCACCAATCACGCTGGGTATAAACAGGAAGTACATCAGAACCCAATCGTACCATCCGAAGTTCAGGTGGAAGAGATCCCACATATTCAATCAACCTCTTGTATGACGCAATGTTATGGACCATAATGTCCCACAAGCGTTCTTCAGCAACATCACGTGTCTGTCTGTTAAGCCACTGTACTGTTGTGCTACGAGTATTTAGCGGTCGTTGTACTTCTTCTAACAGCTTCTTTTTTTGTGTCTGATCGGGATGCATGTACTTGCAAGCAAAACCAATACGGTGTTGAAAATCTTTCATATAGTCACCACAGGTTGTAAATTTTAAATCCATAGTTTATTATACTTTCTATTGTTTACAAAGTCAAGTGTAATTAAGAGCAACACTTATTCTACCTATTTTATTTGTGCCTGGCTTTACCATATGTGGAAGATATGATCTAAAAATTATTAGACTATTTTCTATAGGATCAAAACTTGCATTTCCAAAATTTAAATTATTCAAAGAATCAATTTCTTTTAAAGGCATCATGTCTGGTTGCTTAGGATCTTTAAACACAATCTCACCCGAACCTTCGGGAGCTCTTAAATAGTATACAGCACTAATAATATTGTTAGCGTGTGTATGAAACTCTTGAAACTGATTACCTATACTTTCGTTAAACCATGCTTCACGGCATTTATATTTGTGGTGACTGTTGTGCATTATAGCATAATCATTTACGTGATACTCTACTTTTTCAAGAAGGGATTCAAACATAATATCTTTACGAATATCAAATGTTTCGTAACTTGTGTAGATACTTCCAAACCAGTCTTTACCTCCAGAGGGTATCTCTTGCTTTATTTTGTCAACATGGTCAATTAGAGACTGATGTTGTTCTTTTGGTAATATATCTTTTTGTGTGTAGATTGACACTGGAAACCATAAACTTAAATTAGCCATATTAAACCTTTGCTAATGGAATATAGTTATGTAGCAAATTGTGTGTGAATTTTTCTTCTGTACGTAATGCTTCTATAGGAATAACATCAAATGCAATTGTAATCCTATATTTGTCTTCGTTCAACCATTCCGAACTACGATGTCCGTCACCGTCTGACTTTCCAAATACACATAATCCATCTTCGCTCATTATTCTAAGTATGTCTTTTTGTCCAGGAATATCATAATCAGTATGACTAGGTTGTTCGCCTTCTGTATTAACACAATAAAACCCATGATATGTTTTGTATTCTGGTAACCAATGACTGTGCCAATCTATATTCATTCCCTTTTCAAATAGATTTGCCCAACAACGTACATAGTATTGTTTATTAGGATCTAAAACTTGCTGAAAATTTATAACTAAATTAGTATAGAGTTTTTGTAACTCTCTGCACGGAAATGCAAATAAATTATATTGCTGATGATAATAGCTTGTAAAACAACCATATACGTTTTCTCCTGTAATCGGAGGAAATTTTTCTCTTAATTCATTGTCTACTGCTACACACGATTTGTACAGAATTTCATTGTTTATATCTTCAAATTTAAATAACCAAAGATAATCGTCTACTACTGTTTTCATTTGCCTTCCTTCTAAAGAAAATTTCTATGCCTTGATATTGGCGGCGGAACATCCATATTAACTTGATCTACAAAAAATACTTGTGTTAATCTATCCTGACTTTGGCTGTTGTAAAAACTGTTAACACCATGGAAGCATGTATGATCAAATATTATACATCTATTGTATACGTTTTGAAACCTTACTGTTTCTGCATACGCAGAATTATGAGTAGTAATTGCGCTATCATAATTTAAATCATTGCCGTTACTAAAAAATTCTTTCTTAGCATCAGTTTTATCAATTTTTGTTTCATCTTCTAAACTAAACAGACTAGTTCCACAATCTAAATCTATATTTGGACTAAGAAATACTACTCCTGCAAATAAAGTATCATCATCGTCATGAATCCATCCTACGTTTTTTGGACTTTTGGGATCATCTTCAAAATTAGGAATCAGTTGAAACATAGTTTGTACCTGTGCATCAATATCATGTTCGACTGGCATAAAAACACTAAAAATTTTGTTCACAAATTGCTGATAAAAATAAGGATCTAAAATATCAAGCGGTTTTGTTCTTTTTCCCGGCCATGCTCCTTCACCTTCTCTTGTAAATTCCTGTTGTAATGCCCATTCTCTAACCCTATCTGGGTCACTATAAAAATTATCAATTACTATGCCGGGCACATTTTCCATGGTTATTCCTTTAAGTCCAATTCTGTTTTACCCAAGGATCGTCGCAGTTGTCAGGATTAGGATCTCCATGAAACACACAAATACTACAATCCACAGGAGGAGTTACATTTTCAATTACTTTTAATTTTCTACTGCCTCTTGTACCGCCGGGTGCAAATTCTCTATTTTTTCGTACTTCCCATTTCCAGCTCAATATCCAGCTATCGGGAAAAAGCACTGCTGACTTATCAATTTCATAGATATAATCTTGATCTCCATGATGCTTTCTCATATAGAAGTTTTTATTTTTTGCAAAAGTTGTCCATATATGATCTTTAGTACCACCTTCAAATCTAATCACACTACTATTATATTTTTGCCACCCAGGACGCATTTTTCTTGTGAAGTCTCTAATTATACACCAGTCGCCTTGTGCATAGGTAAAAAGTTTATCTATGTTGTTTGCAATTACTACATCTAGATCCAAGTATAATACAGTGCCATTTAATTGTAAATCATTCGAAAACATATAGGGTTTGCACCACCAACCTGCTAGAGCTGGTGGTAATGGTTTAATGATAATTTCTTCATTAATATCTTTCGAATCTTCTGTGAGACATACCATTTGAAAATCAACAGTAGTATTCCTTTTGACCATATTGTAAAGTCTGTTGACATACTCTGCACTATACTTTGTCCCGTGCTTCAGGCACAAAACATAATATTTGCCATTAGGATCAACTTCTAAAGGTGCAGAGTGTTTTTCCTGCACCTTATTTTCTTTTTCTTTTCGTCTTTTTTCTCTAATAATTTTCCATTCTTCTTTGGAATATTGAGATTTATCTATCTTAGGCATCTTTATAAATTGCTGAATTTGCTCCGTGTTCTGCACACTCTACTTCTACACAACGACAACGTCCGCCTGTCATTTCGCTTACAAGTTCATTTGCTTGTTTCCATGCATGATAAGCAAAACGTTCTACACCTACACCATCTAAGATTGTAAGTTCAGCAAGACCTTTTTCTTCTAAATCTTTAAAAGTTTCCATATGCGGATCATCTGCATCAAGAACAATTTTATGATCAAAGCTATCTTCAAGCCATGCTTTCAACGGTTTTAGTCCGCCGAAGTCAACAACCCAGTTCTTTTCATCAAGTTCATCTGCTGCAAATGTAAAACGGAATTGCAAACTATATCCGTGCAGGAATCTGCAATGACTGTGTGCTTTAGGTTGTCTAAAGCAGGCACTTAGTCCGATGTTATGTCCATATGTTTTTGTACTATAATAACTCATTTTATACTCCTTGGCTAGTGGAGTGTGCGGAATGTTTATAGAGGGAACGAACACTAAGACCTCTTAGTATTAATATACTATACATTACTTATACTGTCAAGCATTACATTATCTTTTTTCCAGATATCTGGAATAATCCAATCTTCTTCGTTATAGATTGTAAATTGTTTTCTAGGATAACATTCAAAAACTTTTGAAATTTGATAGATCCAATATCTAGGATCAACTGGTCTTTTGTCTGCATTTGAATAGTTTGCAGTATTTTTATATACATTATTAACTTTATTATTTTTACTGTGCAAATCAAATCCGAGCAGGTTAATTTTATCAAACAGCATTGCTCCTAAAAGAACAGCAAAAGGTCCACTGCCCCAGTGCCAGGGATCATCTGGTCTTTGTGTTCCTTGATATGGTAATTCAGGCACAAGATTTACTTTGTAGTGACTTGCCCAATCGCTTCTTGTATAAATTTTAGTTTTATCTTTTTTCGGCAAAGATTCCTCTACCATTTTTCTATCTACACAAATCAAATGGTCTATGTGCGTATCTCTATGCACTGCATTACAGCCTATTTTATTTGACAGTAAATCTAAATTTATGGGAATACGACTTTCGCCGTTTCCTATAACCCATGCTGTCATCTTTTAAGATCTTTTCTGATTGCTTTTAATTCTTCAGTAAGAGTATGAAACTTTTCTTCTATTCCAAGTTTTTCTTTTACAAGTAATGAAAGTTTATCTAAGGCCCACCACCACCAAAATACACTTACACTAAAAAATGCAGTACAGATGATAATTATAGTTTTATTTAATAATGACTTTGGTTCAATCCAATATGCAAAAATGATTGCTGCTAGTGCAAGGAATGGTAATGTCCAAGCTGCATACTTCCATAATTTAGTCTGTTTATCTATTTTCATTTAGGGATTGATTTGACCGAATGGTTTCCATGTTCCGGGTGTGCCGTCTCTTACACAAACCCAACCTACAAAACCTGTTGGCTTTGGATCTGTATTCCAAACAATGTCACCTTTTGTGTATGAGCCTGCGTCAGGAGCAGAATTACCTGTATCAAACTTAGATCCATTAAAACGTATACCTTTAGCAGTAGTGATACTTGTATCAGATGATGGATTGTTAATACCTACACCCAACGCACCTTTTACCACAGTTTGAGAGCTTTCGCTACCTAACTCAATTTTACCAGAAGCACTAACCATTATACGTGTTGTGTCATCTGTGATAATTTCTAAATCATCTGTAGTCCAATTACCAATTCTAGTTGTAGATCCTTCAACATCAATTACAAATTCTGAATCTAAACTTACAACACTTACTGCTGCATTTGGTTCTTCAGTGCCAATACCTAAACGACTAGAATCTTCGTTATAGAAAATATAACCATCAATACTTAAATTGCCATTTGTTTTTAGGTTTTGTAATGTACCTACTCTGCTTAATGAAGACTTCCAAACAGATGGGCCTAATTCATTTTCGCCTAAAACACCTACGTTACCGATAGAAAATTCTTTACCATGTTGTAAGTCAATATTTTCGCTAGAAAATATTCTATCTTCTCTTAGCACCAATTGTTTAGTGCCACTTTTTTCTTTCCAGTATACGCCTAAACCTCTAGCAGTACCTTCATCATTTGGCATAAATTCTAAAGACTTTGTTCTAGACAGTCTAACATCTTCTACAGATATAGCTGTTTTTACAACTTCATTTATATTATCACCAAGTTTAGCAATTAAATTTTCTAGATCAGACATCGGTTTTGTTCTCCATTAACAATATTTATCAAGAAACCTTGAGAAGTACTGTATCAGGATTACAACGTCCGTTTAATTTTGTATCTACGCTGTTAATTTCATCTAAGAACTTGCGTAACTTTACTTTGCCTGCTGCTTTGAATTCTTTAAGCACATCATCGGGTTTTCGCACTGTCTTTTGTATACTTAAATTTTCGTCAAATCCAATAATAGTTGTGCCTTTTACACTTAGACCTGTGCCATCTCGTCCCATACCTTTTGGGTCTATATTAGCTGCTACGTATTTGCCTAGTTTGCGTGTTTTAACATTAAACACCCAAAGTTCATTAGCACCTACAATTAGAGTAGGATCAATTGATGCTAGTTTGTACCTTTCATCTGTCTTTGAAAACTTCAGCTTCTCAACTAGCTTAGTAGCACTCTTTGGTTTAGCCTTGCGTGGCTTGCGGTTTGCTTTTGCACTATCAATGATAAAGTCTAGTGCTGCCATTAGTTCTTCGATAGCAGTACGAAACTTTTTAATGTCTGCTTTCTTAAGATGTGCATAACCTTCTTTAAGTTGCTGCCAAAGATCGGCTTCTCGTTCATCCATCTTTTTCAACTGCCCTGCTGTAGGCATGCGTTCTAGGTCGTCGTAGTCAGCAAGTACACCGTCATAGAATGTTTTCATCTTGCGAGCGTGTGCTTGGCTCGGCTGTAGTTTTGCAAAGTGTGCTTTAAAGTCAAAACCCTTAGGATCGAATGTGCTAGGGTCTTGTATCCAACCTTCTAGCCATTCGTCGATATCTGTTACCATATCCTGCGACTGATCACGGATACGTTCTTGGATGGTAGGAACATAAACGTTCTTTTTAGTCTTTTCTTCTTTCTTCTTTTCTTCTGCTACAGCAGCGCCTTCTTCAGCAAGTTCAAGGATCCATTTATGGATACCATCTTTGTATGCTTGCGGAACAATAGCAGGAATGTTTTCTAAACAATACGCCGTACAAGCCCAATGACTATTCCCACCGATCTTCCAATCCGGTAACTTATTAATTGCACTAACAAGTTTCTTGTCGTAGTTATTTTTAATGTAGA